TCAATAGCGTATCAAATAGTTTCAGGTCGCGAGGGAGTCAACCTTAGCCGTGCATCTTCATTGGTATACTACAATATAGATTTTAGTGCTGTATCTTATTGGCAAAGTCGAGACAGGTTAACTACAATGGATCGACTAGAAAATAACGTGTACTGGTTCTTTGCTAAGAATGGTATAGAAGATAAGATACACAAAGCCGTAATGAACAAAAAGAACTATACACTAAACGTATTTAAGAATGACTTCGGAAAGTAAGATACAAGCAAGTTGCATAAACCACGCTAAAAAACATGGGTGGTTTGTGCTTAAAGTTATACGATGTAATGTCAATGGCTTTCCTGATGCGAGCTTTTTTAAGGATGGTAAAACATTTTTTGTTGAATTTAAAACAGCTATCGGTAAGCAATCAAAACTACAAGAATACGTTGAAAGTGAATTGATTAAGCAAGGATTCAAGTATTATCTTATCCGAGACCTAAAAGAATTTCAAAAAATAATTATAGAAATGTGATTGTATTATAATAAAATAGTTATATTTGTCATATAGAAACAATTTAATATTTGAATTATGAGTTACCCAAGTCCCTATTTAAAAGCAAAGTTTAAGACTAATTATGCTACAGGAGAATGCGAATTAGTAAAAGAAAGCATTGAAGCGAAAGCAAGAAAGTACGATGAGTTAATGCAAACCATCCAAGAAATGGAAATTATGTACACGAATATGTTAGATAAATATCCAAGTGTAACAGGTATTATCCAAGAGAAATTAAACGTTTTAAAATTAGTTAGATTATGAGTAAAATAGTAGCAGATTTAAATGATAGTCAAGAGCTTATTATTAAAAAAGTAAAACGTATAGGATATTTAATTAACCATGAAGTAAATACGAAGCCTATGCAGATTAGTTTTGGTTTAGATATTCTAGATATTTTATTAGGACAATTTAGTGAGCAAGAATTAATTAATATTTTAATAGAAGATAATCATGGAAAATAAAACACACTTTAAAAAGCTACGTAATCCAAGCTATATTGGAAGCTATGAATTAATGGTAGGTAATGGATCTGTAGAATTGAATGTTACTATCGATAAAGCTGTAAAAGAAATGGTACAGAATGGAGATAAGAAAGAAGAGGCTATGGTAATCTATTTGAAAGGTCACAAACCTATGATTATAAATTCAACCAATGCAAAGAACATATCTAAAGCATTAAACAGTCCATACATTGAAGATTGGGTTGGTAAAGAAATTACTCTTTATGTAGCGAAGATTAGAGCCTTCGGTGAGAATGTAGATGCCTTAAGAGTAAAACCAATCACAAGTATTAAACAATTGCCAAAATTAGAAATAAACACTCCTAACTACGAAGCCGTAAAGACTGCATTAAGTAGTGGTAAGTTTACAATTGAACAGGTAAAGAGTAAGTATCAAGTATCTGAAGCAGTACAAAAACTACTAGAAAATGGAAAGTAATACATTTAAAATGAGAGCGAGCCAAGCTGGCTTGCTTTCTACTAACGGGAAGGATGCTTTAGGATTAGGTAATAGTTTGACAAGTTATTTGAAACGCTGGTACGCAGAACAAAAGTATGGTAATCGTGAAGAGATACATTCAAAGTATTTAGATAAGGGGATAAATTGTGAAGCAGAAGCAATTGATGTTATAGCTGAAAGATTAGGGTTAGGATTGTTAGAGAAGAACGAGTTACATTTTAGCGACGAACACTTTAGAGGTACACCTGACCTCGTGGTAAATGACTTAGTTATAGATGCGAAGTGTAGTTGGTCCGCAGAAACGTTCTTAGACTCTATTACAAGTCCAATCAATAAAGACTACGAAGCACAATTACAAGTGTATATGCATTTGACAGGTGTAAAGAAAGCGAAGTTAATATACGTTCTTTTGGATACTCCAGACTTTATTAACTACGGAAATGAAATAGTCTATAGTCACATGCCAATTGAGCAACGATTCTTTGCATTTGACTTGGAATACGATTCAGCTATGATTGAGCAGATGCAAGGGAAAGTAAATAACGCAAAAATATTTTTAAATGAATACGATGAAAGAATCAAATTATTATTGCGATAAAAGAGATAATACTGTTGTAACATTAATTTTACTATCTGAAAGATTTGTAAGAGTAAAACCATCAAAAGGATTAGATATTGTTTTAAGCCTTGAATCTTTTAAAGAAAATTTTAAAAAAATAACAAAATGAATATAATTAAATCAGTAACACAAGTACTATGCTTACAACAAGTGATGCTTGAAATATTAGAACAACTCCCTGACGATAATATTTTTGTACAAAGAAATAAAGAGCAAATGAAGTTAATCGAAGCGAACGTTGAAGAGTTAACGGAAGTCATGGATATAAAACAAAGTGATAATTATATCTACATTTGTAAAAATATTCACAAGCAAATTGATAAAATAAAAGGATTATGAAATACTTATTAATTATGTGTGTTTGGTGCGTTCTAACGAGTTTTAAAGCTACTTACTATAATGATACATTCCATGGTAAAGTTATGCGTTCAGGGGCAATCTATGATATGAATAAGCTAACCTGTGCTTCAAATACTCATAAGTTAGGTACAAAGTTAAAAGTTACCAACGTAGATAATGGGAAGAGTGTGATAGTTAAAGTAACCGATACAGGTTCATTCCGTAAAGTAACACTAGACCTGTCAAAGAAAGCATTTAGTAAGATAGCTGAATTAGATAAAGGAGTAATTAATATAACGATAAAAAAGATATGAAAGAATTATTAGAGAGAATTGCAGAATTAGAATGCCAAAACAAAATGATGCGAGACCAACTGTACGAATTCAGCAAGGAGTACTTCACCCCAAATGATGCTATTGTAGCAAAGGTTATCAAGGCATACAAAACAAGGTCAGAAATAGGGATAGACAAGTATGGAACGACACTAGATGCAAATAACACGGATGACTTTTTGCAGCATCTACAGGAAGAACTTTTTGACGCTACTTTGTACATCGAAAAACTTAAGGATATTGCATCAAAAATAAATAAATAATAGTTATATTAGTCAAAAATTAAAAAGGATGAGTAAATTTAAAGGAGTGATTACACACATTGGAGAGGTAATCGAATTAGGGAACTACAAAAAGCTGTATGTTCATGTAGTAGAAAACGAAGGGGAATATCCTCAATCATGTAACTTCGAAGTGTTCGGTGAAGCAAAAGTAGATGCAGTTCTTAAATACAATAGAGTAGGAGATGTTGTCGAAGTAGACTACAACCTGAAAGCTCAAGAGTCTAAACGTGAAGCTGGTGTATTCTTTAACACCATTCAGAGTTGGAAGATTACAAAGCATGATTAAGCAAATAGAAGTAATTGCGAAGAAACATAAGGACTGGGTGAATATCGCTCGGTCCTTTGGTGCTAAAACGGAGGCCGAAGACATTGTACAGGAAATGTATCTTAGATTAGACAAGTACATCAAGCCAGACAAACAAATATCTACATCGTTTGTATGGATTACTTTACGAAATATATACTTTGACTTCCTGAAAAAAGAAACGCAAACAATAGAATTAGATATTAATGTTTCAGAAGAAGCAATAGATATTACAAGCATTAAAGCATACGAGAATTTAACCACATTAGTTAACTCCGAGATTGATGGGCTACATTGGTTTGATAAGATGCTATTTCAACTTTATATTACAAGTGGCAAGTCAATGCGACAGCTAGCAAAAGAAACAAAACTATCTTTAAGCTGTATATTCTACACCATCAATAGAACAAAAACACACTTGCAGAGTTTACTTATTGAAGACTATCAAGATTACTTAAACGAAGATTACGAATGGCTAAAAGAAAAGCAACAGGACTAGGGGACACAATAGAGAACGTACTCCAAGCAACAGGAATAGATAAAGTGGCAAAGTTTATATTAGGTGAAGATTGTGGATGTGATGAACGTAAAGCAAAACTTAACGAACTTTGGTCCTATAGAAAGAAACCACTATGCCTTAATGAAGATGAGTATCTTTGGCTTAACGAAGGGGGGTTAAAGAAAGCAGAAAACTCAATAATAGATTCAATGGTAATGCAAAGAACACATAACAGAGTATTCCAAACAGGGAACTTACAATATACTTCTTGTGCTTCTTGTTTGAGAGACCAATACAATGAATTAAAGAAAATATATGATACCTATAACGCTAATTGAATGTATTGAAAGTTGTATCGAAAAAAGAACGATGAGAAGGATACGTTATTCAAGAGGGTTTGAAAACGAAGCAAAAGAAATCAATTACAACTATAACAAAATACAATTAGAAAGAGTTGAAGATATAGGTGGTAAAACTATAATAGTAAATTACTATGATACAAAATGATATAATACAAGTTATAAATACAGGTAGTTTCTTTTTAGTAATATGCCTGAATTGAATAATCAATACAAAATCATATGGCAGGACCAGGAGGTGCAAGACCAGGAGCAGGTCGCAAACCAAAAGATGAAGAGAATAGGATAAGAGATTTAATGATGCCTTATTCACTAGATGCAATACAATGTCTAGCTAATATAGTAGTAAGCGATAAATCAAAAGATACCGATAAGATTAGTGCATCTAAGATTATTATTGAATACTCTTATGGTAAACCTAAAGAAAGAGTAGAATCAGATGTTACAATTAATACAACAACACTAAAAGATTTGATTAACTTTGGTAACACTGAATCCTAAATACAAACCATTTGGAAGTGATAGCAGATATTTTATTGTTACTGGTGGTCGTGGTAGTGGTAAGTCTTACAGCATTAACTTGCTACTTCTACTACT